CTTCAAACATGCGCTAAAACAGGGGTATAGGAGTGGTCTTGAGATTAAAGTCAAGGACTATTTGAGAGAACGTAAGGTACGTTTTAAGTACGAGACTCTTAAAATAGAATGGGAAGACTTGATGTACCGCACCTATACTCCTGACTTCATATTGAGCAATGGTTTAATAATAGAAGTAAAAGGAAGGTTCACATCAGACGATAGGCGAAAACACTTAGCTATAAAAAAACAACACCCTAACCTAGATATACGCTTTGTGTTTGAGAGCAGTAAGCGTAAGTTAAGTAAGGGTGCTAAGAGTACATATGCCTCTTGGTGTGAACGTCATAAGTTTATGTATGCAGACAGGGTTATTCCAGAAGACTGGTTGAAAGAAAAAGGTAAAGACAATCACCCAGACTTAGTAGAGTTTCCATATGAAAAGATAAAAAGGAGATAACATGGAAGAGAACCAAACATTTATTAACTTTGATCCGAATGACTTCATTATACGAATTACTCCTGTAATGGAAGACGGTGAGTGGAATGGCGAGATTAATGTAGGTCAAGTAACTACTGGAGAAAATACTTTAAAAGATACAGACTATGGACATCTTAGTATGTTGACAGATATGTTAATATGTGCTATTCCTTTAATAGAAAAGGACGATGCAATTAGAAAAGAACTTTACAAGTTAGTAGAGGAACAATTTGAAAACGATAAACCTAAAGTAATAAAGCGTGAAGGTAACGTTTTAAATGTAAACTTTTAGAAAGGATAACACGAATGGCAAACACAATAGACACATTAACATTTGGAGAAACAACTATTACACTGGACGATCCTGTTAATAGTCCTAAACATTATAACCAAGCAGGTATAGAATGTATTGATGCCATTCGTGCTGCTACCGATGATGGGTTTGAGTACTATCTACAGGGTAATATTATGAAGTACCTATGGAGATACAAGTACAAGAATGGATCAGAGGACTTGAAGAAAGCACAATGGTATTTGGATAAACTAATAGAGGTGGTAGATGATAGTTAAAGTATTTCTTACATTAGAAATTGACGAGGAAGAATACCCTATACCTGTTGACGGCTTCATTGATCCAGAGATAGAGGACGCAATGAATGATTTCATTCACGATGTAGATGGTATAAAAATTAGAAACATGAAGATAATTACACAGGAGTAGACATGAAAATTTTAAAGAGACTGCCTGAGTTTCGTATGAGCCATTGGTTATTACGTGTACCTTTAATTGTTGTATTTATGCAACAGGGTTTAGATAAAATGCCAGTGGACGCAGAGACAGCAGCTTCCTTTGACTTACCTTATTTGGTATGGTGGGTAGTTGCATATGGAGAACTAGGCGCAGCTATAGGATTATTATTTGGTGGTCTTTTTTATATAAAAGATTTCACTGACTGGATAACAGAGATAGGAGATATACTAACTAGGTTTAGTGGGTTTACTATTGGCTGTATTATGACAGGAGTTATATGGATTGCACAACCCGAAAGTTTTATAGATGTTATACTATATGATAACTTTCACGTAATGCTTTGGGTAGGTGGATTATATTTTGCATTGAGAGGAAACAGAACATGAACAATTATTTACCAACAGACTACCAAGCATTTATACACACCTCTCGTTATGCTAGGTGGTTAGAGACAGAACAAAGACGAGAGAGTTGGAGTGAGACAGTGTCTAGGTACATTACTAATGTAATAGAACCAAAGTTAAAAGGTAAAGATTTATCTGACACTCTTGGTAATATATACGATGCTATACTTAGCTTAGATGTAATGCCTAGCATGAGAGCCATGATGACAGCAGGAGCAGCAGCAGAGCGTGACAACATCTGTATGTACAACTGTTCATACCTTCACGTAGATCATCCCTACGCCTTTGACGAAGCAATGTTCATACTCTTGTGTGGTACTGGTGTAGGTTTCAGCGTAGAGCGTCAGTTCATTAGCAAGCTTCCCGAAGTGCCTGAACTGTTCGATAGTGATACTACCATTGTGGTAAAGGACAGCAAGGAAGGGTGGGCTAAGTCTTATCGTCAATTGTTGGCTCTTCTATGGGCAGGTGAGATACCTAAATGGGATACAAGTAGGGTAAGACCTGCAGGTTCTAGGCTAAAGACATTCGGTGGTAGAGCTAGTGGACCTGCACCATTAGTTGATCTGTTTAACTTTAGTGTACAGACATTTAAAAATGCACAGGGTAGACAGCTTAGTTCACTTGAATGTCACGACATGATGTGTTTCATTGGGCAGATAGTTGTTGTTGGTGGTGTTAGGCGTAGTGCCATGATCTCTCTGAGCAACCTGAGTGATGATCGTATGCGTCATGCTAAGTCAGGACAGTGGTGGAACGAGGCTGCACATAGGGCGTTAGCTAATAACAGTGTGTCGTATACAGACAAGCCAGATTCAGAGACATTCATGCGTGAGTGGTTGGCACTAGTAGAAAGTAAGTCAGGCGAGAGGGGGATATTTAATCGTGAAGCATCTAAGAAACAAGCTGCTAAGTATGGCAGACGTGATCCTAATTTTGAGTTCGGAACTAACCCTTGTAGTGAGATTATACTACGATCAGGTCAAGTGTGCAACCTTACGGAAGTTGTGGTACGAGCCACAGATACGATTGAAGACTTGGAAAGAAAGGTCAGATGTGCCACGATACTTGGCACGATCCAAAGCATGTACACCAAGTTCCCATATCTGCGAAAGGTGTGGCAGCGAAATACAGAAGAAGAACGACTGCTCGGTGTGTCTCTCACAGGGGTAATGGACAACCCATTAATGACAACAAAGAACAAAGGATTGGATAAGACACTTGAACACTTACGTAAAGTTGCAGTTGATACTAACACTATGTGGGCTGACCGCCTTGGTATTAATCCTAGTACAGCAATATCGTGCAACAAACCATCGGGAACTGTATCGCAACTCGTGGACTCAGCCAGTGGGATACATGCACGTCATAACGACTACTACATTAGAACCGTTAGAGGAGATAACAACGATCCCCTTACAACCATGATGAAGGATCAAGGTATACCTGCTGAACCTTGTGTGTTTAATCCTGACACTACTACAGTGTTTAGCTTTCCAATGAAAGCACCACACAAAGCTGTTACTCGTAATGACATGACAGCAGTTGAGCAGCTAGAGACATGGCTAATGTATCAAAGACATTGGTGTGAGCATAAACCCTCCGTGACCTGCACTGTTCGTGACGATGAGTGGCTAGAGGTAGGTGCATTTGTTTATAAGTACTTTGATGAGATGTCAGGTGTGTCATTTTTACCACACTCTGATCATACTTATCAGCAAGCACCATATCAGGATTGCACTAAGCAAGAATATCAGGCATTACTAAAGCAGATGCCAAAGGCTATTGACTGGTCTTTGTTATCTGACTATGAAAAAGAGGACGGAACTAGTTCAAGTCAAACGTTTGCTTGCACTGGTGATGTCTGTGAAGTTGTGGACATTGGAGCGTAAAGGAGAAACATATGTTAGAACCAATTAAAGGATCGTATTATAGGAAGTTTCAACCTCAGTCTTATCAAGCGAATGATAGTAAGGCTAAGATAATAATTACAAGCCACTTAAAGAGTAATGGACACACCATTCTTGACACACAGGAAGACTACTCTTTTGATATAAAGAGTGAGAAGAATGGTGTCAGGTACTACAGTGAAGTAGAAATGAAGAACCAATGGACAGGTGATTGGAATCCTAGATGGACAGAGATACGTATACCTTACCGTAAGTATAGACTGATTAATAAATATAAACAGATGGAAGGTGACAAAACATTCTGTAACTTTTATATCATACGTAGGGATTGTGAGAAGGCTTGGAGAATAAAGGACTACCAACTCACCAAAGAATGTGCAAAGGAGATATGGTTAGATAATGCTAGACGTTATGAGTACTTCTTTCACATACCATACCAAGAAGCAGAACTAGTAAACTTAGTATAAGGAGATTACATATGAAACATTTAACTCGCAAACAACGTGGCCTTGGCAAGTATGATGCACCGTTAAAATTTCAATTCGAGAAAGGTTACACCGATTTTAAACATGGGCGTGTGTTTAATCCATTCCATAAAGATACCATGCAGTGTCGGGAATGGTTACGTGGGTTTAATAAAGCCTACTTTGAGCAACTGAAAAGGGTAAAGGGAAATGAACTTAAA